AGAACATGGACACCTGTCCAAACCGAAGCTGGTAAATTAAAAGATGGAGCAGAAGAAACCATCTACCGTGCTCTCGCAATACGGCACATGGAGCTACCAGTTGGTGACTTCATTGCAGAAGCACTTGAAAAAGAGGTTCCCCCATCTGCGAGGAGACTCTTAGAATCTAACGTCAAGGACGAGATCAAACATGATCTTGCCCTTGGCTATATAACCAACGCAATAGGCGTTGATGAGAAGTCTGAACAAGAGGCTTTTCGTTTAAGGGATGCGTGGGAAGCACATCCTGATCACACAATAACTAAAGCATTAGTAGCAGAACGTGCTATCTTCTTTGTACTTTTGCCTTTTTTTAGGTTTAATGGCGATGCTGGTCTCAGAACGGTATCAGCTGATATATCCAGAGACGAACAAATACACGTGGCCACTAATAGCCTCGTATGTGCTGATATGGGTTTACGCCCTAGTGGTTCTTTGGACAAACTTAGGAAGGCCACTATTAACTGGATCATGGAGCCATTAGGTAAGAATACCTATGGCGATAAATATTTAAGCAAAAAATTCTGGCTGGATACCAGTGATCGACTTATGTATGAGGGCAAAGCTCCAGAGCTTTCCGAAACTAAGTCAGCAAGGATGCCAGCCTTCTTTGAACATAGCAATGTCAATCTCCCCCAATACTCTTGAGTCAATACTTGGTCCAAACCTTGAGTCAATACTCGCAGAGTTAGATGAAATTTACCCACCCACAAACCCAACTCCAAATGAAAGCATTGAAACCATTATGTATAGATCAGGACAACGCTCTGTTGTGGAGTGGATAAGAGAACGAGTCAGTGAGGAATAGATATGGGTCGATTATCAGGTACTAAAAGAAGAAAGAAATGGAGTAGTAAATTTGGTAAACCTTCTATAGGTAGTCAAGTTGGTGGTGACCTTGGTAGGCACTTATCTAAGCTAAGTAAACAAGGAAAGTTAGGTAGCAAATATGCCAAGCAGTTTCAAAACGACAAAGGTAACTTAACCTTCAGTGGATTTAAGAATTTGCTTAGTGGTTTCTTTGGTGGTAAATCTTATGCCGATACGATGGGTCAGGTAACTGGAAAAAGTGTTCTAAGAAAGGACTTAAATCCAAATTATGTCAAACGGATGGAGAAGCTGAACCTTGATGTTACCAACCCTCAGCCAGGACTAAAATGGACTATCAACAATCAAATAGCTATTAATAATATAAAAAATGAAAAGGTAAGAAATTGGCTTAATAAAAACATCCCTAAAGCAGTAAAGGATTGGAAGATAAATCATCAGATGCACTACACTCCCAAAATAAAACCTGGAGATCCACGTTGGACTCCACAAGGTACAGGGAAGGGTCCAAAGTTAGACAAAGATACTGAAAAATATTTTGAATGGCTGGCACGTGCTAATCCTGAAGGTAAGACAATTTCTGACTACAACAAATTATATAAGAAACAACTTGATTCAGGCATGGATTTGTTTACAGCAATGAAATTTAATCCTGCTGAGACTGGTAATTTCTATGCACTTATTGACGATACTAAAGATAAAAAAAACACCACCCAATCAACAGCAGATCTACTGAAGTCAGGAAAGACAACAGCTGATTTACTGACCGTTAAAAATAACAATTCTACAACAAACAATACAATGGCTTTAAATCAAGCACAAGTTAACAAGCTCTACAATGAGATGCTTGGACGGGATGCAGTCTTTGGTGATGCTTCCGATTATGATGCCGACTACTGGGTAGGTAAAACTGCTGACCAAGTTAAGAGTGGTATCCAAGGTAGTAGTGAATATAAAAATAGAGCAGCTTTAGTAGCTGGTGCAGGTGATGCAGGTATTTCTGAAGCTGACTTAGATAAGATGGTTTTACCTGGAGGTTTAAAAACTGAACACTACACAGGTTATGACAAGGCTACTCACGGTGATCTTTTTGATTTCAATGCAGCTAATAATTGGGGAGTACCTGGTGAAAGATCAGAAAAATTTAACGCTGTAAAACCAATTCTAAATATATTAGGAGCTACTGCAGCTAATGATTACAGTACTACACCTGGTACAGGTGGTGGTGGAGTAAATGATGGAAGTACACTTCCTATTACCCCTTCTCCAACTCCAACTCCTGGTGGTTGGTGGACTAAGTTCGCTGATGCAGATGCCTTTAAGAAGTTCCTAATGGGTGATCAACAAAAGTCAGATGGCATGGATGACTTCATGAAGTTCATGATGCTTATGTCTGTTATGCCTAGAGGTGGTGGCGGTGGAGGCTACGGTGGTAGTCAATATGGCTACGGTGGTCTAAATCCAGGTGGTGTACAAGCTGCTTATAACCCTTGGGAAAACATGAAGTCTGGAATGGATTTCTTTAAAAATAACTTTGGCTCAGGTGCTACCACTAGCACAATTAGTACTGGTAACTAAATAAAATGACAGCAAAAACTAGGTATGATTATTTATCAAGCGAACGTACCCAGTTTCTAGACGAAGCAGAACAAGGGTCAGAATTAACTCTTCCATATTTAATCTTAAAGGACCAATACTCCAAAGGGATGAGACATCTTCCTACACCTTGGCAATCAGTTGGAGCAAAAGGTGCAGTTACACTAGCAGCAAAATTAATGCAAGCTATGCTTCCTGTACAAACCAGCTTCTTCAAGTTGCAGGTAGATGAAAGTCAACTTGGTCAGGAATTTGGACCACAAGTTAAATCAGAACTAGACTTATCTTTTGCAAAGATTGAACGTACTATTTTAGAAGCTATTGCAGCATCTAATGATCGTGTTATAGTACATGAAGCTCTTCTACATTTAGTAGTAGCAGGTAATGCACTAATCTTTATGGGTAAGGATGGTCTGAAGTTATATCCCCTTAACCGCTACGTTGTAGAACGAGATGGTGACGGCAATGTGATCGAAATAATCACGAAAGAAACTATTGCTAAAAAGTTAATAGAAGATCAACTACCAGAGGATGTATTACAACAGTATGATACAGTAGTTGATAGCTCTGATGATAATGTTGAGGAGTGCGACATATACACCCACGTTACACGAGACAATAACAGATACGTCTGGCATCAGGAAGTACATGGAAAAATATTAGAAAAGTCCTACGGGAAAGCCCCTGTTGATATAACACCTTGGATAGCTCTTAGGTTTAACACCGTTGACGGTGAAAACTATGGACGGGGAAGAGTCGGTCAATTTATGGGCGATTTAAAATCATTAGAAGCATTGTCTCAAGCCTTAGTAGAAGGGTCAGCAGCTGCAGCGAAAGTTGTATTCACAGTATCACCTAGTTCTACGACTAAACCAAGTACCCTTGCTAACGCTGGGAACGGTGCAATCGTGCAAGGGAGACCTGATGACATAGGAGTAGTACAGGTAGGGAAGACGGCAGATTTCAGAACTGCATTTGAAATGATGCAACAACTAGAACGTAGACTTAATGAAGCGTTCCTAGTTATGCAAGTCAGACAATCAGAACGAACGACAGCTGAAGAGGTACGCCTCACACAGATGGAGTTGGAGCAACAATTGGGAGGGTTATTCAGCCTACTCACTACAGAGTTCCTACTACCATACCTCAATAGAATACTTAGTCAATTTCAAAAGACTGGAAAGATACCACGTCTACCAAAGGATATAGTTAAACCAACTATTGTTGCTGGTGTTAACGCACTGGGTCGTGGTCAGGATAGAGAAAGCTTAGGTCAGTTCCTAACAATAGTTTCTCAAACAATGGGACCAGAGGCAGTACAGAAACATATCAATCCAGAGGAAGTTATCAAACGCTTAGCAGCATCATCAGGTATTGATGTATTGAACCTTGTCAGATCAATGCAAGAGATACAAGCTGAGCAACAGCAAGCACAGCAAATGGCTATGCAACAACAACAGCAAGAACAACATCTTGCTATGATGAAAACTCCAGTTATGGATCCTACTAAAAATCCAGCATTAGCTGAGCAGTTAACACAACAAGGAGGAACACCTCCACCACCTGAACAAGTATGACGGAAGAACAACAAACACTTAGTTATGAAGAGCCTCAAAATACTGAGGTTCTTAATGAAGAAGAACAAGACTCTTTACAAGTTGGAGAGCAGATGGAAGCTGAGCAAGAACAGCTTTTAGCAGGTAAATACAAAGATCCTAAAGATTTAGAAAAGGCTTATCAAGAGCTCGAAAAAAAATTAGGCGAAAAATCTGAGCCAGATTCACCAAAAGAAGAATCAAAAAATGAACCTCCTAAACAAGAGTCAAATCCATCAGAGAATTTACTTGATCAATTATGGGAAGAAGGAACTAATAATACTTTAAAGCCAGAGACTTTTGATAAGCTTAGTAAGATGAGTCCTGTTGACGTTGCTAAACTTGCAATGCAACAAAGACAAGCTTTACAAGATGTAGGTTCTAGAGAATTTACTGATCAAGATGTCCAACAAATACATGGATTAGTTGGAGGTCAAGAGAACTATAATAATATGATGGGATGGGCAAATCAAAATGTCCCTGAACAAGAGATTAAAATGTATGACGCAGTGATGGATACAGGTAATCCATTAGCTGCTTATTTTGCTGTACAAGCATTAGCTCTTAAGTATCAGGATCAGGTTGGTAGAGATGGTCAGATGGTTAGAGGCAAAGCACCTAGACAAACATCTGATGTATTTAATAGCCAAGCTGAAATGGTACAGGCTATGAATGATCCAAGGTATGAAGATGATCCTGCATATAGAGAAGCTATACTTCAAAAACTAGAACGATCTAACATTAATTTCTAACATGTCACTTACAGAGCAACAAAAGAAAAATCGTAAACAAGGTATTCTTAAAACTGAAGAGGCTTCAGCTCAGGAAACAAAAAGAAAATTACTTGATGAGCAACGTCGTAAAAAGTTTTTAAATAAAGCTAAACAAACCAAGCTTGGAAACATGGTTGGTAAAAGAACTGATGCTATAAACGCAGCATTTAATTCTAACTTCTAGATAGTCATGGCGACCTGACCGATCATCCTCGCCATTCACCTATCTTTTAAATCAATGACAACAATAACCGAATACGGTAAACAAAA